GTACAGTGATCGAATCAGCGGCGATCTCATAGTTATCTTTGTTGACTCTGCAGGCCACTATGCTCATGGGTCACCCCTAAAGATTTTGTGACCACTGAACCGGCGACCCCGGACTTCCGGGGCCACCCGATTCTCTTGTTCGCCAATGATCCTGTTCGCCAAGCCCTCACTGATTAGGCGTTCACCATAGTCTTTTTTGACAATGATGGTTTCGCCTTCCTTGTGGAGCTTCCCCTTAATCCGTCTCTCTTTAGCTAGTTCAATCCGCATTAGTAGTCACCAAGGAGCATCCAGTGGATCGTCACAGTACCTGTTGATTTCACCGTAGCTGCACCATTGATGTCCGCGGCAGCAACCGCAGCGTTGAGATAGGCGACGACAGCACTAGACGTACCGTCGTATGTCATATCTGCTGCCGACACTGGAGGCAGATCACAAGCAACCTCCCCGTCATAAGAGATGGCCGTTGATGCACAAAGGTCCGCTTCTGTACCTGTTAAAGTTGCCTCTGAATCAGCCGCCGCAGTGGTCCCAATAGACATCGGGAAAGTAGCCTGGAAGATCTCAGCACTCGATGTAGTTGTAAGATCTGCGACACACCCCAGAATACGGATGTGTCCAACGGGGAACGTGTAAAGAAGCGTCCCGCCGCCATCGTCCTTGTCTTCCAGATCAATGTCATCCCCTGCACTTGTTGAATCGACCGTGATGACGGTACGCATAAGACCCGCCACATATTCCACAGCCGAATCTCCAGCAACAGACGCAACGCCAGCAGTGCTACCGTCAATCAACTGATCGGTAGAGAGTTGAATGTCGATTGTCGCGTCATCGTCATCGATTAACAATCCAACTGGGAACGGCTGACCGTCTGCTCGAATCAAGACACCGGCAAGAAGTGAGTCAGCGTGTGCAAGTGAGTAACCAGTTGTAATATCACTCGTTGCAATCACTGAGGCAATCTGCCTATCCTGACCGATAATAAGCGCGTCAGGAACGATAATGCTACCCGTAACACCGGCGCTCCATAGCTCCGTTACGGACGAATTGAGAGTAAGGTTGGTCCCGCCGCCATCGATCAATTCCAGGTGACCCCATGATGCCGCGTGATTTCCTACCGCAATCGTAATATCGCCATCGATATAAAGCTCTTGCCAATCACCGAACACTGAGGTGTCACCCGTCTGTGCGCTAGTGATGGTCATCGTTTTATACACCGTTGCATAGGCTCCACCAGCCACGTCGGTAGTAATGTCGGCGTGGAACTGAGCTGCTTGGTCAGGGTCTGTCCCGTCAAGATCGACTGGGGTCGCGCCCCATTCTCCGCCCTGTACAGCCTTCCCTGACAGAGTAAGCCCTGTAAACGTTGGGCTGTCCCCTGTACCAAGGCCGATAGTAGTCGCCACGTTTCCTGCAGCTGCATCATCAAGAATCGTCTGTGCAAACGAAGTACAGGAAGCCGTCCCAATTGTACCGGCACCCGTTCCCAGGATGAAATAATCATCGGCAAAGGTCAATCCAGCAATATCGTCTAGGTTAGCGTTATATGCTTGAACGTTCGTACCAATCACCGCGCCCAACGTACCTAGAACAGTTCCTGCGTCTGCATCGTCCAAGATTGACTGTGCAAAAACAGTACAAGAAGCCGTCCCAATTGTACCAGCTCCAGTTCCTAAGATGAAGTAATCGTCTGCGAATGTAAGCCCAGCGATATCAGTTAACTCGTCATCGTATGCCTGAACGTCCGTCCCGATTATAAGTCCGAGTGCCGTCCGTGCATCGCTCGCATTAGACGATCCAGTACCACCATCGGCTACAGCGAGATCGGTGATTCCATTGATTGTCCCGCCATTGATATCGACAGTTGAGATCGAGCCGAGATCGGTACAGGTTTGTCCTGTTGCCGTCCAAGCCCCATCTATTGTCCCTTGCCACGTCCCTGCGTTGATATCGGCAGTTGTGACCGTGCCGAGATCTGCAATTGTTGCCCCCGCGAACGTCGCTCCTATTTCGATAGTAATACTCTCGAAGATCTCAACCTTCGCCATTCCAACCGTCCCCAGAAGGAGGACGGCAAGCATCAATACAAATACTTTCTTCATTCTCACCACCTCCTAAAGTGGTTGCTTGAATCTAACAGTTACAATCGCCTTTCCCGTTGTGGGAGCCGTTCCAGAACTTGAGTGGGTTGCGTAAATGAGCTGATCCGCTGTAGGCGTCCAGTCCAAAAGCTCCCCCTCAGTTACGCTATCCGCAATATCCGGGTGTCCGTCTTCAATGAGGTAGTCTGTGTCTCCAACAATGCCAACGACAATAGCATCATCAGCTCCGCCGGAGTTGAACGCCGTGATGACCTTAATATCGGCCATCAGATAGCGTGCTCCTGCAGGGATAGTCCCTATAAGGACCGACGCCGCATTGTCTACCACATCCGTATATTCAATGAGCTCGGAGATTGATCCAACCGTCTCTGGCGCCCACGGAGCGGGACCACCAACGTTGCGAACACTGTGTGGTCTTAGTCTACGCATGATCCCTCCTAGCTTGCATCGTCGCTATATGCTGAAACCTGCCCAACCGGCAAGTAACCAGCGACCGCACGGATCAACTGACAAGAAGTGCGTACATCCGTTTCAACGCTCGCAAACCGACCGCCAATGTGAGTGAAGTTGTCATCCCGATCTAGATCCTGAACCGCAACCTCGAAATGCGCTTGCTGTATATAGTCCTCTACAGCAGACTTGGCTGCGTCGGATTCAACGATTGTGAACGTCCCGTCACCAGGCTCGTCCATCGTCAAGGTGACAACTGCTACAGCCGCTGTTGCCAGCACACCAGGCACCCCATAAGTTGCGTCATTGATGCACGCTGCAAACGAAGTCGCCGTTTCGGTATCTGTGCCGCTCTGGTCAAACTGCCGATTTGCCAGCGACTCTGCCGCTTTCGCGGTGAACGTCAACGCTGTACCCACTGTCATCACACCATTCACAAACGTATACGGTGTAATGATAACCGTGTCATCAACGTCAATCGATGCAAAGGTTACGGTACACATTGTGATCTTGATGCCTTGCGCCATCGTAATCGTTGCACCAAGTTGCTGTTCATCTGAACCCTCTGCGTCAGTTGCTTCGTAGACAGCGAATGTACAATCATCACCGTCATGCTGCCCCCACACCTGTGCAATGAACAGCGCCTTTGCGTATTTCTCCATGCTAAACCATTCACCAGTGAGGCTTGTAGCCCCTACCTGTGGATATACTGCGCAATCTACTTTTGTTGCTTCTGCTATATCGTGCATATTAGTTCTCCTTTCTGCCTGTGGCAGATTGACTTCTCTCTATGCAAGGGACTTGAGGACCATCCCAACCGGTCAATTCCGGCGCTTTACAAGCGGGCTGAGTGCGCACAATTGGACCCAGCCTATCAAGTCCCATGTTCCACTACACAAGTTCAATGAACGGGCTCACCGTATTAGTGCCATCCCTCAACGTGAGAGGTTCCGTGAGCCACGGCTTACCATCCTCATAGTACACGACCCTGATTGTCTCATTACCGATCAGGAAGTTCGCGTAAGTACTGTCGGACTTGAGCGTTACGCCCATTCCAGGTTTCACAAGGTAGTATTCGAGGTTGATCAACCGCAGATCACCCGTCGTTCCAAGCGTCGGCGAGATTTCATTGAAGAAGATCGGGATGCCCGCCAGGGTCGGAGCAGGGATTCCCTCCCGCGCGTTATCCGCCCAGATGAGCTTTCCACTACCATCGGTCATCGTCATCAGTTGTGGAAGCATCGTGACCTTTTGACATACCCACACGAACCGCCCACCGCCATTCGACATCGCTCTTGCCAACATGTAGGTTAGATCCTCATAGTTGACTTCATCCGCCACGCTACGGGAAATTTGAATCATTGCCGGACTATCTGCGAAGCCAAGGAACTCGCCTGCGCCTGTCCCTGTTTGAATCTTGTCATCCCTGTAGGATAGGATTGCACCGTTGACGAGCGGCTGCATCATCGAGCCCATCTGTGGCGCATTTGCCTGTGACTCTTCAGATACGAGCCAGTACACGCCAACTTTCTCAGGCTTCAGTCTCACTTGTAAGATTTTGGGCGTCGCAGTCTTTGTGAGCGTCGCCAACTCTTTTGCAGAGTAGACCGCAACCCCGCCAAAGATACCCTTTGATCCAGCTTGATCGAACGCATTGAAAACGAAGTCTGCGTTTGGCGGATCGGTCCTAGGAAGCATCCGCACTAAGGACGAAAGCCACTGTTGATCCGGTGGAATTTGTAGCAACTGCGCCGAGAACTGCGGGCGCATCCAGAACCCACCATCCGAGCCGGTAAGCGTCGATAGATCGCGCCGCTCTATCTCGCCTTTGTGCATCTTGAGGAGACGCTCCGGCGTTCCCCCGGGCTGGCCAGCCGCACGAACTTCGGCGATCATATCATCGAAGCCGCCTGGCTCATTGCCGTAGCCATAGTCTTCTTCGGTCTCTGTATCACCGCCTAGCCTTGGCGCAGCCTGCTTTTCCATCGCGGTAGACAGCCGTTTCTCAAGCGCGACAATCTTCTCATCACGCTCTTCCTTGAATGCCTTTACGTCCCCAGCTATCACTTTGATGCGTCGGTCGACTTCCTCTTTCACAGTCTCAGGCAACCCTTCGATGCTATCCGCTATACCTTTGAGGGTAAGCGTCAACTTCTCCAGGTTCTGTCTTTCTTCATTGCCTTCTGTGTTTTCCACTGCATTCGTGGCATCATCATCCATTCTGATCACTCCTTTTTTAGTACCCGCTCTAGGCGAGCGATTTCTTCTCGGAACTCTCGCAAGTGGTCGCCCGGCTCGCGTCGCGGCTCCCCAGTCTGAGTGCCAACAGGCGGCTCTCTAAGGAGTGCTGATAAACGTCCCATTTCAAACGCCATCCCCACGGGAATATAAATCGTTTTCGACTCCCACGGGGCCTTCTCATCCATCTTGTGATAATACTTCGTTATAATTGTCTTGACTTTCACCTTATCAGAGGCAGGGATATTCACCCCGCCGCGTCCGCCTTGGAGAACAACCGCCACAGCAAAGATCGCTCGCGGCATCGCCTTCAAAGTCCCACCAATCACATCACCGATCATCAACTTGTAAGCACCGAACTTGTCTGCGTTCTCCCCGTCGTACCACAAAAACGCCCTTCGGTACTTCGCGTTCGGTTCATCTCCTGCTCCGGCCCATGCCCTCACGCGCTTTTCCGCAGCGGCCTTATCCCACTTCTTCTTGCGATCTCCAAGCGGAAGATTCGATGAGATCACGCCACGCTCCTCCTGCATCCTTACCTCACCGATCAACGCCTCCTCATTTGAGGCAAAGTTAGTAGTCACTGGTGCAATCTCATATAAACGGACTTCCTTGAAGTGCGGAATCTTCTTGTCGTTCTCCTCAATAATCAACTCCTTCAAGGAATGAAAGCTATGGCTCATCTGCGTGATATACTTCTTCATCATTCCGCTATATACGTCGCGCCCTTTCTCAACGTCAAGATCAAGCTGCCCTTCCTTGACGAACAGACCGTGACTATCCTCTTCAACATTCGCCATTCCTATAGGTACAGTCGCGTTGTGCATCCAGGTTAATGGAAAGACGCCTTTGTGATCCTTGATCGTCTTTTTGAATGCCCCCTTATCAAACACTGTTCCATACGTATCGAGGACCCCGAACACTGAGGCATAGCCGCTGAACCGGCCCTTTTTATCAAGCTCCCTCAGCTCAAAATTGTGAATCGCCTGTAGTCTATCCATCGCCATCACCTTCGCTTCGACAGCCGCATAATTAGCGTCGTGTCATTGTTGTCTGCAAGCGACGTGGCAACCACCAGGTAAGTCGTACTCTGCTTCAGCGTAAACGGAGGAGGAGGCTCAGACGGATCGGTATACGACCATGCGCCCATCCGCTGCCGGATCAGCGTTCCACCCGTATACGTTCCACCTTGCTCAATCAATACTGCATGTGTCTCATCCTCGGCGCTGTCTGATCTGATCACGTTCCGCCACACCATCGCTGTCCCAGCCGCGCCGATCGTCACGCCCTCATACCACTGCAACACTACCCCATTGTCGCAAGCCAGTTCGCACCCTAGACGATAGCTACCCGTTGCCGGTGTCGTTATAGCAATGCTGATCGGACTGCCAATGTCGTGATCGCTATCGTAGTGTGAAGACTCCCAAAATCGCCTGTTACTCATTTACCTCACCCACCCTTTTCTCCTTCCCTTTGAATAGTAAACATAACATGCCGATGGGAATACAAATGCCCCATAGCCCTATGAACGACACAATCCACACAACCATAACGATAGGAAGCAGTATGATTCTCTTCATTATCCTTATGGCCTTTGTATCTTCCTTACGGACCTCAAACATGTATCCCATCCTTGTCATGATGAATTTTTATACATTTCTGTGCAACGGCAGCCTATAACATGGTCCGCCGGTCCGTCACCTGGATGCTGCATTGTCGCTCCATCAGCCATTACATACGGCTCATCGAACGGAATCCAGATCCCGCTTATCTCCATGTGCATCTCTCGCGCCCTCGGTGGGTCCATCGCAGACAGCCACGCCTTCTTTTTCGCCACGCCCGACTGTCGCGCCGACTCGTGCATCCCGAATCCAGTCGCCGTGTGCACCTCGGTTCGTGCAATCATCATCGCTCGTGCAACGACCGGCTTTTTTGTCGTTGGATCTATTAGGCCTTCAACCTTCTCCCAGTGCCGATAGACTCCCTCAATCTGTTTGGCGATCTTCACCGATGATTCGCCCGCTTTGAGGCTGGCAAGGACTACCTTGCGAATCGCCTTCTTGGTCGTTATGCCAATCTCTACAACGTCCTCCGCTGTCTTAGTAGTGACCCACTTTTTAATCAGATCATTCCACGGATCAAATTCGTAGCCTTGTCGAGCCTCCAAATCTTCTGAGAGGCCCGCTCTGGGGCCTACCTCAGTGGCCCTACCATTGAGATCATCTGCCACTTGCCCGCCAAAGTCTTCGATGACGGCTCTCATGACAGCGGTGATCAATTTCGACCATGAGGGAGCTCGTGCGTCTATCACATAATCCACATCGACATGCCCCGCCTTGATCGCCTTTACTACTGCTTCACGTTCAAGTCTGAATTCCTGAGCGACCTTTGGCGCAACGCCGCGCTCCCATCCCTGCTTACGACGGTCAACTGCCCGCCAGTGCGCTGCAAACTGTTCCTTGGTTTCCAAGTTGAACGACCGGCTTGACCGGCCTTCAGGGAACAGAAACCGGATTGATCCATCTTCGGATCTTGCAGTAGCAGCAGGCAAGGTCGTCCCCGCTGGAAGAACATTCACTGGAAGGTAACCCACATCACCACCAGGAACAGGCCCGATACCGACACCAAACTTCTCATCAGCTACATCCCACGGCACTCCACACTTCCATGCCTTTACTGCTCGATCAAGCCCTTCTTTCTGTGCTGCGTTTGCCCCTGGTGTATTCGTTAGGTCGTAGTCCATGAACAATTCACCTGGTGCTGCTAGCTTAGGATCAGCTGTGCCAAACAGAGGTCGGAACTTGTGGTTAAATACCGCGCGCATCTCAGACAACCTTGATTCAACCGGGCCTTGCCACTTATCGCGGATAGCCCATTCCTTATTTTCAAACGTCGCCCCTAGCGCTCCGATTGCCTCGGGATGCACATGGAGGATCTTGCACGCCGCCGCCTCGTAGAACCCCGCAGACTTTATAAAATCCATCTCAATGGGAGTGCGTGACATTTCCGCCATTTGTACACCAAACGAATTGATGAGCAGCCCGTGGGCATTCTCAGGGCCGTGGATTTGCTTGTTTATATGTTTAATCCAATCTTCATACTGCGTTCCACTCATATTCACGCCTTTCTCAGGAGCGAGGATCATATCTTTGATAGCGCGCCTACCTATCGCTACCCTATTCCACTTAATGCTCGCATTTAGAGTGTCAATGATCGGTGCTCCAGCCTGTAGAGGAGCCAGCCCGTAGTAGTCAGAGCTAGGGTCGAAGAACTTAAAGTGTAGGATCTCCTCGGGCGGGAAATGCTCAGACTCTCCTCCTAGAGTATATTTATAGGACTCAATGTGTCCGCGTTTATCAGGAACTATTCTCACGCGGTCGTTACG